CGTGTCGGCCTCCGCCGTAGTGCGCCCTTCGGTCACGCCTTCGGCCTTCGCCGCGGCGAGTTGAGTTGCCAGTTCTTTCGCGTCCATCTTGGTATCTCCTGTTGGTTTGGTAATTTCGAGCGCGACCGCGCTCTCGGCGGCGCGCATTCCGTGACTCGATGCTTGCGGCTCGGCGATTCTGGTCAACAGCATCTGCATCGTTTCGTTGATCGTTGCCACGCCATTGATGAGCCCGCGATCGATCGCCTCGTCGGCGTGCAGAAGTCCCGCCTGCGTGTCGCGCACGACCTGCTCGTCAACGCCGCGCATTTCGACGACGAGATTGGTGAACATGTCGCCAAGCCGATCGACGTGGTCCTGCATGAACAGGCGGGCGGGATCGGACAGCGCAGCGTGCGGACTCATGTCAGCCTTGCGCGCGCCGGAAACAATGTCGGTGTAAACGAATCCGCGCTTGGCGTCGTACGCCGACTGGTCAACATGGCGCATCCGCGCGCCGATACTGCCGACCATGCCAGTGCGCGGGGTGTAGATCGCTTCGGCGGCCGACGCTAAAGCATAGGCGGCAGAAAATGCCTGTTCGTTGGCGTGCGCGAAAATCGGCTTGTAGCCAGCAGCGTCCCGAATCTCGGCAGCGAGATCAAATAACCCGTTTGCTTCGCCTCCGGACGAATCGATCTCGAGCAGGATTCCGCGCGTGAACGGGTCGTTCATCGCCGCCGATAATTGGCCGCCGATTGCACCGTACGAAGTCAGGCCGGACTCGGCATCCATGCCGCCGGTACGTTGCACCATCGTCCCGAGGATGGGAATGATAGCGACCCCTTGCGCGGTGCGGATGTATCCGGACTGCGTCAATTGCGGTGCGCCGCCCAGAGCCAGTTCCGGCCGCTCTTTTTTCTCGTAGGGCGAGAGCAGTTTCGCGCGGCCCTCGTCGTACGCCCGCAACACATGGTCGAGCACGTCCAGCTTGTCGGCGGTAATCAGCAACGGCACGTTGTAAAGCCGCTGCGCGAGGCGGGCGTAGCTCATCCGCAACCCCAAAAAAAGACCCCGCCGAAGCGGGGCCAAGAATCCGACGACAGGAGGAGGAGCCGCCGGGGATTCATGCTGGGACCGCCGCGGGTCGTTTCTGGTCTTCCGGCGGCTCGTTGTCGAAGACTTGTGGCGGGTTCGCGGCCCGGGTTGCGGTATGGTCAGGCAGGCCCTTCCGCGCGGCGTACTTCCGTTCCATCGCCCGCTGATTGATGAGCTCGCGCCAGTGCAGCCCACGCCTCGCCGCGATCCGCTGCAGCGTCTCGGTGTCTCCGTCAAGCATGATCTGGTCGCCGGTGGCTTCCTTGACCTTGTCGATGTAGCCCTGCCCTGGACCGATCCAAGTGCAGCGCAGGTAAGCGCGGCGGAAGCGGTAGAACTCCGGGGCCTTGATTCGTCCTGACGTAACCATCTCCTCCATCAGCAAGCCGTTGATTGGGTCAAGCCATCCGGCGCCCAACCGGTCGCGCCGGCGGTCGAATGTGCGCCAGCCTTCCAGCATCGCGGCGCGCGTGTTCGAATAGTTGCTTTCGGAAAAGTCCTTCGCTGCGATGACGTACGGCACACCGGCGCCGATGGCAATGATGCTTTGCACGTTCTTGACGAATACCCCGAAGCCAGTCGCCGGGCGTTGGGGGATGAACGATGTCAATTCATCTCCGGGGAACAGCGTCGCGAGCGTGTTCGCCTTCATGGTGACAGCGTGCCGGTTGCGGGCCGCGAGATACTCTTCCTCGTTGTCACGGAAAAGAGATACGATTTCGTCGTGCTCAAGCGGCGTAGTGATCGCGCCCCAAATGTTCGCGTTGCTCACCGCGGCGGCGATTTCCGCCTTCACGTACCGGTCTATATTCTTGAATTGGTCGAGCACCGCGGAGAGCCACGGCTTGCCGCGCGTTTGGTCCGGGCGGTCGCTGTCGTAGTCGTGAATCCAGCGCAGGCGACCCCACGGCGTGCGCCGCGGAATCCTTGCCCAATCCTGCGCCTTGTATTGCGACCACATGAACCGCTCGCCCGGGTGCCCTTTGAGAATGTGCGCGGCGATCGCCTCGCCAGTCAGGTCGGCGTTGAACTCGATCCCGCCGCGCAGCAGAGGCGTGTCGGCCGCGTCCAGAGGGTTGCTCAAGCGATCGACTTCAACCGTCTGCAGTTTGGTCGCGAACCCGTCCCCGCGCTGCGGCAACCATAGCGGCAGCGTGAACGACCCGCCGTTGTCGAACTTCGAGTACGAGACTTCCTCGGAAATCATGTCTCCGGTTTTCTTGTCGCCGGCGTCGCAGGCCGTTGACCACCAGTACTCATGCCAGATCGATTCCCACTGCTCACCCCAGGCGTCCGCCCAATCCTCGTCAAAGCTGTCATCTATCGCCTGCAGAGCTACGTAATCCGGGGTTGCGCACAAGCGGATGCCAGAGCCGACGATGTTGTCGACGGAGGTTTGCGCGATCGACTGCGCGAAGCCGTTGTTGCGCCGGATATCCCGAGCGCGCGGGATCAGTGTGTCCAGATCCGGCAAGGTGTCCGAGTCGGCGGACCCTGCAGATGCGTGCCAGGCCGCAACATCGCGCAACGTGTGCGAGGCCCCGTGATGGGCTCCGCTGCCCCAGTACGAGAGAACGCTGGACCGGGGCATAGCTCCGCCATCCGCCGTCGTTTTCGGGCGGATGCGCGGCTTCGTCATGGTCAGGAGTCGACTGGCGTGATGTGGATAAACCCGAAGCGTCCGCAACGCCCGTCGCACGCATCGACCTTGCGCTGCAACCAACGAAGGTAGGTCGACAGGTCGCCGCGATTCGCCGCCGAATACTTCACTTCTTTTTCGCCCATGCGGATGGAGACGACTGCCCCACCCATCATCAGCGTCTCGAACGCCGTCTCGGCTGCCGCGAGTTTCGCCCTCCACTCGTCGCACGTAGTCGTCATTCATTCCTCACTTGTGCGGACGTGGGCAAAAAACTACCCATGCGAGCTATGGGAGAGACGCCAAGGACCGGCGCCGTCGGCTTCGCGCCCCCCGCAGCGGGCTCATACAGCGATTCCAGACGCTCCCAATCCGCATCACGCAACCGGTGCACGGCGACAGAGTGATGCATCGCCGCCGCGCGGGCGTAGACGAACGTATCGAGGGATTCGTTGCGGTGGTAGTTCGCGCGTGGAATCCAACCGTGCTTCGGGTCATACGTCTCCGCTGTGAGTTGCCGGTAATACTCGTCCGGCAGTTCGTTCGAAAATCGGATATGGCGATCGGCCGGAAGCACCGGGGCGTCCGGTTTCCCGGCATCCGCCCGCAGTGCTTCGAACAGCCAGTGCTTGAGCATCGAAACCCCGAGCTCGTAGCGTTCGGCGCCTCGCGTGTCAGCTTTTCCGCGCCGCTTCACGTCGGGGTAGCTTGGCCGGCCGATGGGCTGCCGCGAGGCATTGGCAGAGCCCCGACACGCGAAGATGTTGCGCGCCTTCCGCGGCCGGGTGAATCCAAGTACGACGTCGGTCAGATACCCAGAGTCGACCAACGAGCATGACAGGCGCATCGGTACGTCGCGCGAGCTCTGAAACGCGCCGGCGAGGTACTCGTCGAGCTTCGCCCAGACTGAGGCTTCGCCATCCCCGCTCGGCAAAAGCCGCGTGGTGTCGCCGTAGTGCACGACGGTATCGACGACGACGATCCGTTCACCGCGCCCGAACCCTAGAACTTGCGTTTCCAGGCGATCGGCCTGAACGTCGGTCCCTGACACGAGGAGCAATGTTCCCCGTGGAACCGATCGCAGCGCGTACGGCTCGGCGCGGGCCTTGATCTCCGCCCACTCGACGCGTTGGCGCTCGCCCTTGTGGACTTCACCGAGGCGGGTGTTGTAGAAAACCTGGATTCGCGCGTCGCTGCCCTGCGCCCGCTCCCACGCGTCGGCGTGCAGCGCCCACTCGTACCCCAATCCAACCGGGGCATAAAGCCCGCTAACGTGGAATCCCTTGACCTGGGTTTCCCGCTCCGGATGCTCGGCTCGCCACTCACCGTCAGCCAGAATCCGCTTCTTGTGCCGGTTTTCCATCAACGCCGAGCATTCTTCGCATTCGTACATCGCCGACGACGGCTTGCCCTTGATCCACTTCAACTGCGCGAACCGCAAATGCTGCATGTGGTTGCAGTGGATACACGGCACGAAGAACCGGTCCATCGTCGAGCGCAGCCACCACGGCCAGATCCGCGAGCGGTCGATATCGGTCGGCGTTGAAACAATCGCCGCTTTGCGCCGCTCGAACGTGCTCGAGCGCATCAGCGCCAATTCGAACGGGTCGCCCTCGCCGGCCAGCGTCAGCGGCGCCCGGTCGGCGTCGTCGACGATGATGTTCGGAACCGAAACCGTCGCGACGTCGTCCGGTTTGTTCATCGAACCGATGTTCAGAACCCCGCCCGGCCAGTGCAGTTCGAGGAGCGTGCTGTCGGGCCGCTTTTGCCCCGACGACATCTGCATCCGCATCCCCGGAACCCCGAGGATCATCGGCCGCACCCTGGTCCGCGTCCATTTCTTCCCAACCTCGACCGACGGCCACAACGCAAGGAACGCCGCCGGCATGGCGTCCATCGACCGGCCGATCCAATTCAGCAGCACTTCCGAGACGCACGACTGCGCCGACTTGCAAACGACGATGATCGGCGCCGGGTGCCGGTCGTCCAGCGCATCCATGATCCCGGGCAGGTACGGCACGCGATCGTTGCGCCACGGCCCGGGATAGGCGGAGGTCTTCGACGTCAGGATCCGCTTCGCCTGTTCCGGGTGCCCGTCCGGTCCGCCCGCCCACTCGGCGATCGATTTGCGCGCCGGCGGGGTGAAAACGCGGACAAGGTCTTCCAGCCCCGCGCGGTAGCCGTCGGGGATCCCATCCAGCGGCATGCGCGGCTACTGTCGGTTGGCTGGCCCGTCGATGAGCTTCTGCAGCGTCGCCGCGATATCCAGGCGCAGGGCGTCCATAGCGTCGTCGAGCATAATCTGCACCTTCCGAACGTCGGTTTCGGCCGCCAAGTCGGGGCCTCGGGTCGACGAAATGGACGCCATCGATGCGAATATTGGCCCCATCGCATCGGCAAGCGCCTTTGCGTAGCGCGTTCGCTCCACAAGTTGACCGGCACGCACGGCTTGCTCCGTTTCCGCCTTCCGCGCTTGCGCGTTGGCAAGTGCCGTCCGCGCAGCGAGCAGCGTACCTGCCACCGGTTCACGGCTGAGTGGGACATCAGCAGCTCCACCAGGGAGTCCGCCCTTGTTCGCCCCGCCGCGCGTAGACCCACCGGACCTCTGGAGCAATTCCTTGGAGGATTCGACCTCCACGTCCCCATCGTCGGTGCAAACGAGCCGGCCAGCCTGCGCCCATTGCGTCACAGCGGCCTTAGAAACGCCCAGGCGCCGCGCAAATGCGGCCCTGGACTCTACGGTAGGGGCTGGCATCGTAAAGCGTTAAATGAACGATTTAACGGCGCGAATTCGTCGTGCCTTCGGCG